GAGACATCACACAGTGGACAACCTCAAGAAGCTGCAGGACGAGGCCGTCACCCTCGCCAACCGGATCGACGCCGTGCGGGCCATCGAAGGCGACGCGGACAAGATCGCCGAGCGTGACCTCGAGCTCGAGACGCTGACGGCCGACGCCGCCAAGCTCGCCAAGAAGATCGACTTCGAGAAGTCGGTCGCCGAGTCGGCGAAGAACCTGCGTTCCGTGGTTGACCGCTGCACCCCGGCTCCCGAGGTGCGTGCCGACGAGCCGAAGGCTCGCATCGAGGCGGTTCCGTTCCGTGGCAAGCTCAAGGCTTTCCGCTCGCACGAGGACGCCTTCAAGAGCGGCATGCAGCTGAAGGCCACGCTTCTCCGCGACGCCGACGCCAAGCGGTGGTGCGAAGACGCCGGCATCGAGGTGCGTGCCCAGGGCTCGACGGGCTCGACCACGGGGGCGGCGTTCGTGCCGGACATCCTCCTGTCCGACACCGTGCTGCGTCTCGTCACCGAGAACTCGGCATTCGCGTCCAACGCTCTGAACATTCAGATGCCGAGCGACGTGGTGCTCGTCCCGAAGCGGACGGCCGGTGCGACCGTGAACTGGCAGAACGAGAACGTGGCGATCACCGACAGCGACCCCACCTCGACCCAGGTGACGCTGACGGCGAAGAAGTGCACGGCTGCCACCAAGATCGCCAACGAGCTGCTCTCAGACGCGGTCAACCCGGCGGCCTACGCCGACTGGATCGCGGCCGAGCTGGCCCTGTGCCTGACCAACGCGATCGAGAACATCGCGTTCAACGGCAACTCGGGTTCGGCTCCGAGCGTGGCTGGCATCCTGACCAGCAACGGCATCCTCGCGGGCTCTTCGGCGACCTACGCCGCGAGCCTGGTGACGGCGGCCGGCGACACGCCGGATGAGGTGACCAAGGCGAACCTGCTGCGGATGATGGCCCTGATGCCCTCCCACAGCCAGAACGGTGCGAAGTGGTACGTCTCGCCGTACTTCTTCGCGGATTGCATGCAGGCCCTCGACGCCGCTCAGGGCGGGTCGGTCGGTCTGACGCAGGGCCTGGGCCTGACCTTCATGGGCAAGCCCGTGGTGCTGACCGACGAGATGCCTGGTGCCGGCGACCAGACGGGCAACGTGATGGCCCTGTATGCCAACTTCGCCAACGCGGCGATCTTTGGCACCCGCCAGGGCATCGACCTCGCGTCGAGCTCCGAGGTGGCCTTCCTGAGCGACCAGACGGTGCTGCGTGCGACCGCCCGCGTGGCGATCGCGTGGCACACGCTGGGCAGCGACACGGTCGCCGGCCCGGTCATCGCCCTCAAGGGTGCGTGAGCCTAACGGCTTGACGTGAAGTGCAAACTGGGCGGGCCGCTCCACAACGGGGCGGCCCGCTCTTGTTTGCGAGGTGCCCATGCTGGTTCGCGTCGGCGGCACGGAGGTTGACATCCGTGTGGAAGCCATCCTGTCGATGCCGCGCTTGAGCTTTACGGCGAACCATTTCGCCTGGTGTCAGGCGCTCATGCCGCTTGGCATTCGTCCAACGATGGGCACTGGTGCGTTCTGGTCGCAGGTGAATACCCGCGTGATGGAACAGTGGATCGACAAGGCCGAGTATCTGCTGACCATAGACTACGACACGTTTTTCACCAAAGAGGACGTGGAGCATCTCTTTGCCTTGGCGATGACGTTCCAGTGCGACGCCATCACCGGCCTGCAGACGAAACGGGAAGACGGCCGCCCGATGCTCACGCTGAAGGGCATGCTGGACAACCCGCCGCCGGACGGCAGCACCAAAGTTGACAAGGCGTGGTTTGCCGAGCCGGTGCAGGAAGTGGACTCGGCCCACTTTGGGCTCACTGTCATCAGCACGGCCGCACTGAAGCGGTGCAAGAAACCGTGGTTCTGGAGCAAGCCCGGCCCAGACGGCTCGTGGCATGAAGGCCGCGTCGATGATGACATCTGGTTCTGGAAGAACTGGCGCGAGAGCGGGAACAAGGTCTACGTCTCGCCCCGCGTCGTGCTCGGCCACGGCGAGTACGTGGTCACGTGGCCCGGCAAGAATCTCAGCAGCCCAGTTTTCCAATGGGCAACTGAGTTCACGAACACGCTGAAACGGCCCGAGTCTGCATGGAGTGTGCCCCAATGAAGAAACTGAAGTTCACCCGCTCGTGGCGTGGCTACCGCAAGGGCCAGGTCGTGGAGATCGCCGGCGGCCTTGCGGCCCAGCTGCTCGCCCAGCGGGTGGCAGTCGAGGACAGCCAGCAGACGCTAATCGAGACGGCCGCCATCGAGCACGACGCCGAGACGGCTGACGCCACGCCCAGGAGACGAGGACGCCGTGCAGTACCGAAGTCTGACCAGAGCGACGCCGCCAGCCGTTGAGCCCGTCACGATCGCCGAGGCCAAGACCCATCTGCGGGTGGATGCCAGCGACGATGACACGTATATCGGCACGCTGATCACGGCGGCCCGCGAGTGGTGCGAGCAGTACCTCGACCGCACGCTGGTGCATACCCAGTGGGTGATGCGGTTCGACAAGTTCCCCGACAGCGGCATTCATCCTGTCGAGCTGCCACGGCCGCCAATGGTGGCGAGTGGAACCGCCACGGCCGTCACGGTGACGTTCACGCAGGAAGCAGGCGCGACGAGCACCTACAGCACGGCCGAGTACCGGGTGGACCGAAACGCCACGCCTGGGGCCATCCTGCCCACCTACGGCAGCACGTGGACGCCGCACCGGCAGGATGACAACGCCATCAGTGTGACTTGGTGGGCCGGCTACGGAGCCACAGGGGCAAGCGTCCCGGCGGCGATCCGGCACGCCATGCTCATGCTGATCGGCACGTGGTACGAGCGTCGTGCGGCTGCCGACAACGCAGGGGGCGGTGAAGTGCCGTTCGGCGTGAAGTCCCTGCTCGACTCGCAACGCTGGGGCTCCTACCGATGATCGACGCCGGCAAGCTCCGCGAGCGTGTCACGGTGCAGATTGCCAGCGGCACGACCAATGCCCTCGGGGAGCAGGTGCTGTCGTGGAGCAACTCGTCGGCCGTGTGGGCGAGTGTGGAAGGCGTCAGTGCCCGCGAGTCCATGATTGCCGGCCAGGAGCAGACGCAACTGACACACCGCGTGCGGCTGCGGTACCTGCCTGGGTTGACGCAGTCGATGCGGTTCGCGTGGCGTAATCGCACCCTGGAGATCGTCAGCCTGCTAGAGCACAAGAACCGCAGCGAGCACGAGGCCGTTTGTTCGGAGCGTACCGATGGCTGAGACAGTCGGCATCCGCATCACGATGAACGTGCCCGGCTTGGAAAAGATGCGGGCCGCGTTCGCAGCCTTGCCAAACAACCTGGCCGCCAAGCACATGGCTGCCGGCCTCAAGCGGGCTGCCGAGCAAGGCGGCACGCTGGCGGCTCTCAAGGCGAACACGCCGAAAGGCCCGACCGGCAACCTGCGGCGGTCTATTTCCGTGAAGACAAAGAAGTACCCACGTACCGGCGTCGGCATCGCCATCCTGGGCTACAAGAGCGGCCGCAAGATGAACGAGCCGTACGACAACACGAAACTCGGCTACCACCAGGGGCTGGTCGAGTTCGGCACGAAAGAGCGGTTCCGCAAGACCAAGGACGGCCGCCTTGTCTCTACCGGAAAGATGCCGGTGGGCGGGCGGTTTGGTCGGCCGCCAGTGCGTTCTGCGTGGGAGCAAACCCGCAGCAACGTCGAAGGCATGCTCGTGGCGGAAATGGAAAAGGCGTTCAACGCCGCCGTCAAAGAGCTGGCGTTCCAGACCATCGCTAAGGGCTCGCTATGAAATCCCCTGAGTTCGTGCTCCGCACGGCATTGGTCAACGCCACGGCCGTCAACTCGCTAATCAGCGGCCGGATCTACCCGCTGCGGTACGTGGGGCCGCAGAAGATCACCTACCCGCTGCTCATCTGGCGGCGTGCCAGGATAGAGCGTCAACAGGCGTTCAACGCCCCGGTCGGCGTGCCCCGCGTGACGATGGAGCTTTTTGCCTACGGCGAGACGTATGAGTCGGCCCGAGACCTGGCTGACAAGTGCCGCGTCGTTCTGGATGGATACGGCGGCACGCTTGACAATACGGAAGTGAAGCAGACGGCCCTCATTGACGAGGCCGACGATTTGGTGGAAGTGGAGGGTGCTGAGTCGCCCCTCTACGTGGTGAAGCAGACCTACGACATCTGGTGGCAGGAGACATAGTAAGCCATGGCAACCACGCCTCATGATTCCACGGGTACGTCTTTTACGTTTCCCGGTTTCACCGGCACGCTGACCGGCCTGACGTGGACCGTGGCCGACAACGCCGGCCAGGACAACATCGACATCTCGCACCTTGGCATGACGGCCGGAGCGACCATTCTGACGCAATCCCGCCCGCTCAAGGGCACCGCCGGCGACACCGGCAAGACGGTCAGCATCGAGTTCATCGGCACGGGCATGCTGGCTCAGGGTGCTACCGGCACGCTGACTGTGTCCGGCCCGATCTCGATCAGCGGCGGGGCGACGTGCAACAGCTGCACGATCACGCTGGCTGTCAATGACGTGGTCAAGGGCTCGGCTGAGTTCCAGTACAGCTGAACCACGGAGGTTTCCGTGGCGACGTACAGCACTGGGATCACGGCCACCTTTGACGGCACGGCGTTCGTGGAAGTCACGGGCCTATCGTGGCAGTACGGCGGCGGATTGCCGAAGGGCCGCAGCACGCTGTGGACTGACGAGGTCGGCAGCGTCAGCATCGCCTGCCTGGGCACAGCCAACATCAGCACGGCCAAGTACGGCACGCGCGCCGACCTTGTGCTGTCTGGGGGCGGAGTTTCCTTGACAACTAAGGCAGTCTATGAGTCGTTGAATGTCACGCCCGAGCTCAACGGACTGACCCGTTACGCCGTGACGTTCAAGATTCTTGACGGGTGAAATCATGGCATTGACGAAAGAGCAGATCCTGGCGGCGGATGACATGGGGCTCATGGAGATCAAGGTGCCCGAGTGGGGCGGCTCCGTGTTTTGTCGAGTCATGTCGTGCGGCGAGCGAGACGCCTACGAGAACGACTGGGTAGTCAACAAGAGCAAAGGCGTTGAGAACTTCCGCACCAAGTTTCTGGCGAAGTGCTTGTGTGACGAGAAGGGCGAACTGCTTTTCCCTGGCGACGAAGGTGTGCAAGCGCTGGCGAAGAAGTCGAGCAAGGTGCTCGGCCGCATTTGGACGAAGGCGATGGAGCACAACGCTCTGACCGACAAGGACGTGGAGGAACTCGCAAAAAACTAGCCATCCGCCCGACGAAGCGGTTCATGTTTCGTTTGGCGGGTTTCCTAGGCATGACGGTCAAGCAGCTGATGCGGGACATGGATTCCCGCGAGCTCAGCGAATGGATGGCGTACCACCGCTTCTATTCGCCGCTGCCTGACACATGGCGGGAAACTGGATTGCTTGCGAGTGCTGCCCTAGCCCCGTATTGCCTGCGTGGCAAGACACCGAAGGCGGAAGATTTCGTACCGATCGAGAAGGCACCGCAGCATGATCTTCAGTTGCTCGAGCAGCTGGAGGGACTGAAGCAAGCAATGGGCAAGTAATGGCGACGCAGATCGGTCTTGGCGTGCAGTTCACGGCGAATGCCAGTGGCATGACCAAGGGTCTGTCGCAGGTGGATCGCCAGCTGCAAAAGCTTGGACAGCAGGCGAGTGGTGCCGCCTCGCTGTTCGACTCGTTCACTCGCTCCAGTGAGGCGGCTGTCCAGGCCCAGCAGAAGGTGGCCACGGACCTGGCGTTTTTAAACAGTGCGTTTCGCACTGGCCAGGTTTCGGCCGAGCAGTACGCCACGGAACTCAAGGCCATTGTGAACGATGCGAACGCTGCAGCAGCGGCGTTTGCCGAAGGGGCGCGCGTCACGCAGCAGGTGGCGACCGCTGAAGAGAAACGCGCTGCAACGCTTGCCAGGCTGGGCGAACTGTTGCAGCAGGGTGCCATTTCCCAGCAGACGTACGAGCGTGCGGCTGCCGACGCGAGCGGTGCAAACGCGGCGGCTGCAAAGGCGGAGCAAGATCGCGCGGCGGCGTTTGCTCGTGCGGCACAGATCACGCAGGCGAACCTAACGCCGCAGCAGAAGTACGACCAAGAGGTGCAGGAACTCAACCAGCACCTGGCGGCTGGCCGTATCACGCAGGACACGTACAACGCAGCCCTCAATCGTGCCGCAAAGGATTTTGCCAAAGCCACGGTCGCTGCCGCAAAGTATGACGCTGCGGCAGACTCGGCCGGCACCGGCAACACTCTTGCGTTCAACGAACTCAGCGGAGTCCTTGCTGCTTTACCTGGTCCGATTGGCAACGTGGCTGGCCGAATCTCTGGACTGGCGTCAGCCGGCGAAGGGCTCGGCCGCGTGTTTGCCGGCGGATTGTCTCAGGGTTTTTCCGGCCTCGCCGCCTCGGCCGCTGGCTTGGTCAATCCGCTGACTATTGGCGTGGCCTCCGTTGTCGGATTTGGTGCCGCAGCCACTGCCGTTGCCAGCGGTCTCGCAAATCTTGAAAGTCGAGTCGAGGGTCTTGGGTTCGCGGCCGAGCAGCTGGGCACGGACTTCTCCACCATTCAAACGCTCGAGGAGGCCGCCAAGCGCACTGGCGTTTCATTTGACGCCCTGACAAGCGGGCTGCAAAAGTTTGCCGTAAAGCTTGATGAGTCGCGTGATTCTTCCAGCGGTGCGGCGAAGGCTCTTGAGGAACTCGGGATCAGTCAGGAGCAGTTGTCTGGCCTGTCACTCCCACAACAGGCTGACCTGGTCGCTACTGCCCTGGCTGGCATTGAAGACCCGGCAAGGCGGGCGGCTCTGCAGATGGAGTTGCTCGGAAAGTCTGGCGAGAATGTTCGCCGTGGTTTTACGGCAATCGAGGAGTCCAGCGCTGCCCTAGACCAGTTCAACGCCCGAATCAGTGCACTCGATAAAGAAAGAATCGCCGAGCTTGGAACGGCGTTTGATGACGTGCAGACCGCAATTCTTGGGCTCGGCACGAACCTGCTGACGCCATTTGCTGGTCTTGTCGAAGGGATTGCCACAGCCATCGCAGAGGCCATCGGCGGAATTACGGCAATCGTTGCGCCGATTGGAGATCTGCTTGCTCCGCTGCTTGACTCTGTCGGTGCGGGGTTTGGCGAGTTCGGCAAGACCGTTGGTTTGGTCGGCGACATTATCGGCACGGTTCTCGGAGTGGCCCTGACTCCGCTGACCAATCTTTTCACAGCACTAGCCCCGGCAATTAACCCCGTGGCCGGCGTGCTTGGTGTTGTGAACACGGCACTGGAGTTCATGATTGGAACGATTGACGCGGCAATCGCTGCGTGGAATCGCTTTGCCGAAGGCATCCCGCTTGTCGGTCAATACATGACCGTCGCCACTGATGAAGTCAGTGATGGCCTTGGTGAGATTCGCGCCGACGCGGAAGAGCCGATTCAGGTGACTGTCGAGCCTGACGCCGATTTTGAGCGTCTACAGAAGGCAATTGACAAGTCAAAGGAAACGCTGTCCGGCATTGTTGACGAAGCCGTGCAATTCGGAGACGAGGGATTCCAAGCAGCATTGACATTCCAAAACAAGCTGGGCGAACTGCAGGCCCAGGCTGAGGCTGGAATTCTAAACGAGACCGCATTCACGCAAGAGGTCGAGAAGGCGAAGAAGGCATACGAATCGCAGATCGACACTATCAAGGACGCCGAGAAGGCAGAGAAGCAGAAAGCCGACGCTGCATCCCGGGCTGCGGAAGAAGCAATTAGCGCAGACAGAAAGCGAGTGGATTCGTTTATCCAATCGCAGAGATCGC